TAGTTGGTAGTTGGTAGTTGGTAGTTGGTAGTTGGTAGTTGGTAGTTGGTAGTTGGTAGTTGGTAGTTGGTAGTTGGTAGTTGGTAGTTGGTAGTTGGTAGTTGGTAGTTGGTAGTTGGTAGTGATCGATTGGCTTTAGGTTAAATCATGTTGGCGCTAGGCTTGTCTGATTTGGTGTTCTGCCGTCCGATGTTTTTGATAATAAGCTTATCCGTGACACGGTCAACAACAATCGTGTCACGATACCAAACTAATTGATAACCTATTGTAATCATTGGGATTTAATCGGCACGACGCCTGGATTTTGGTGATCGTGGCGGCCGCTGGCGATCGCGATCGTGGTGATCGTGGCGGCCGCTGGCGATCGCGATCGTGGTGATCGTGGCCATAGCGAAGAGAGGATAACGCGCGCGGGGGTCTATTCTGTGCGCGCGGGGGTGGGGGTGGGGTCGCATAACGCGCGCACGCGCGCACCCACGGGTACCCGGACCCCCTAAATCGACCGGCCCGCGTCAGCTCCTATATACATACTAGTTTGCTCGTTATACCCCGCGTTTCTCAGAATACCCCCCGTCACTCTTACAAAACGCAGACCCCCCACCCCCTATAAAAATCCCAGCGACTACTTACTCACGACGTACACAGAATACCCCCCGTCTATGGTACCTTTACATCTTTAGTCCCTGCCTGCTACACAGCCCGTTCTGCTTCCTTCAAACCGGATGCTGCAACTTATGCCTGTAGTTAAGATAGAGCCTTCAACTGCGCACAAAGTGCCCTATAGTCTGGACGATGAGACGCCCAAGACGTTAGTAGAGGAGCTTGAGGTAGCAGGTAGTACTGCCGAGCTTCAGGTTAGCCTTGGCGCGCCCTTAGAACTTCCGAATGAAATAGAGCAGTCTAAGCTACGGACCCTTATTCAGGATGTAGCCAAGCGCAAAAATACCGCTAATACTGCTCTTTCCCAGACAAGTACTGCTTACGCTGCCGCTGCATTCCTAAGAGCCTACGGCCAGCACCTGGCGTTTGATGCTGCGCAGGCACGCTCCGCTATTACATCTAAGCTTATGGAGATCGCCAACTGCGGTGATACTAAGCACGAGCTACGCGCCCTGGAGCTACTAGGTAAGCACAGCGACATCGGGTTGTTCACCGAGCGCAGCGAGATCACGATCAACTACAAGACGCCCGAGAGCCTTGAGAACGCAATTAAGGAACGGGTTAAGCGGCTACTTAATGCAGACCTTATAGATGTCACGCCTGTGGGGTTGGACCTTGATGTAGAACTAGGTGTGTTTGCAGGCCCTAATCGGACGGACGATATAGAAACTATGTTCGATAAAGAAGAGGAAGAGGAAGCGTGAGCGACTCCTTTCTCGACACTATATCTCTTAGGGATATACCTACAATCCTGCCTGCCCTGTCGCCTGCGGAGCAAGAACAACTCTTAGCTGAGCTCGATAAGCTTGAAGAGCTTAAAGCCAAGAAACTAGCGGAAACACGGTTCCTAGCGTTTGTTAGGCAGATGTGGCCTAGCTTCATTGGTGGCAGGCACCATGCCAAGATGGCTGATGCGTTCGAGCGCGTTGCTCGCGGTGAGTGCAAGAGGCTTATTATTAATATGCCGCCCCGGCATACTAAGAGTGAGTTCGCCTCTTACTTACTGCCTGCTTGGTTCCTCGGTAAGTACCCCGGCAAGAAGGTCATCCAGACGAGCCACACTGCTGAGCTTGCAGTTGGCTTCGGGCGTAAGGTGAGGAACCTCGTCGATACTGAGCACTACCATAAGGTGTTTCCTGACCTCGTGCTGCAGGCAGATAGTAAGGCTGCTGGGCGCTGGAATACATCCAAGGGCGGAGACTACTTCGCTATCGGCGTAGGCGGTGCGGTGACGGGTAAGGGTGCAGACCTGCTTATCATCGACGATCCGCATTCCGAGCAGGAAGCTGCGCTAGCTGAAACTAACCCCGACATCTACGACAAGACCTACGAGTGGTATACCTCAGGGCCAAGGCAGCGTCTGCAGCCGGGTGGGGCCATCGTCGTCGTTATGACCCGTTGGAGTAAGAGAGACCTTACTGCCCAAGTCCTTAAAGCTGCTGCCCAGCGGGGCGGTGACGAGTGGGAGGTTATCGAGTTCCCGGCTATCTTGCCTAGTGGTAACCCGTTGTGGCCTGAGTTCTGGCCGATGGATGAGCTGCGGGTCCTTAAAGAAGAACTGCCTAACTCTAAGTGGATGGCGCAGTACCAGCAGGACCCGACTGGTGACTATAGTGCCATCATCAAGCGGGAGTGGTGGCAGCTCTGGGACTCCGAGGACGCGCCGCAGTGCGAGTTTATCCTGCAGTCGTGGGATACTGCCTTCGAGAAGACGCAGCGAGCCGACTATTCGGCGTGTACTACGTGGGGTGTGTTTTACCAGCCAGACGACGCCGGGAATGAGCAAGCCAATATTATACTGCTGAATGCCTTTAGGGAGCGTATGGAGTTCCCACGACTAAAACAGGCTGCCATCGAAGAGTATAAGGAATGGGAACCAGACAGCGTTATTATCGAGAAGAAGGCGTCGGGTGCGCCTTTGATCTACGAAATGCGGGCAATGGGGATTCCTGTACAAGATTTTACACCGACACGCGGGAACGACAAGATATCCCGTTTGAACGCTGTGAGCGATCTGTTTGCGTCTGGACGGGTATGGGCACCTGCCACTCATTGGGCTGAAGAAGTGATCGACGAAGTAGCTTCTTTTCCCGGTGCGGAGCACGACGATTACACAGATACAGTGTCTATGGCACTAATGCGCTTCCGTAAGGGGGGCTACATTACAACTAACCTCGACGAACCGGACGATATCATCTATTTTAAATCGAAACGAGGACAGGGGTATTACTAATGGCTAAGCATTGGAGTGAGTATCCGTACCCGGAGCGGATCAAACGGTACCGCTGGAATTGGGCTTCGCCTCTTTGGTGGAGGCCGATTATGGAACGTAGCAAGCTAGCTTCAGGCAGCTATGGTGGTTGGTGTCTCTGGTGGGGTCCTTTCCGCGCGTGGAACTTTGTTACTCACAACAAAACTAAAAAAAGGGGCCTGACATGGCGATAGATAAAGCACTTAACCGGGCTCCTGTGGGATTAGCTTTTGACTCATCCATGCTGGAAGAAGCCCCCGACCTTGAAATCGTAATCGACCTTGGCGAGGACGAGGACGAGGAAGAGTTGGACGCGGAAGAGGAAGAAGACGACTTTGCTGCCAATCTTGCTGAAGATATGGACGATGACGCTCTTGCGGAGCTTGCTAGCGACCTTCTTGGTGAGTTTGATGAGGATATTTCCAGCCGTAAGGACTGGATTCAGACCTATGTAGACGGCCTAGAGCTGCTGGGCATGAAAGTTGAAGACCGAACGGAGCCTTGGCCCGGTGCGTGCGGGGTATATCACCCACTTCTTAGTGAAGCTGTCGTCAAGTTCCAGGCTGAGACCATGATGGCGACGTTCCCAGCCGCTGGGCCGGTGCGGACGCAGGTTATTGGCCTTGAAACAGCGGAAAAGAAGGAAGCAGCGGTCCGCGTAGAGGCGGATATGAACTACCAGTTGACCGATGTGATGGTTGAGTACCGCCCAGAGCACGAGCGGATGCTGTGGGGCCTCGGTCTTGCAGGTAATGCGTTCAAAAAGGTGTACTACGACCCTGCACTGGGTCGTCAGGTGTCGATGTACGTCACTGCTGAAGACGTCGTTGTGCCTTATGGCGCAAGTAACCTGGAAACGTCAGAGCGGGTCACGCATGTTATGCGTAAGACCCCCAACGAGCTCACTAAGCTGCAAGCTGCAGGTTTCTATGTAGATGTTGATCTTCCAGACCCTAGCGACACTCTAGATGAAGTAGAGAAGAGAATTGCTGAGCGCATGGGCTTCCGGGCGTCTAGCGACGACCGCTACAAAATCCTCGAGATGCACGTTAATCTTGTCATGGAGGACGATGAGTATGCTGATGAAGACGAAGTTGCGCTGCCTTACATCGTCACAATCGAAAAGCAGACAGAGACAGTCCTCGCTATTCGTCGTAACTGGGACCCCGACGATGAGCTTAAGCAGAAGCGCAACCACTTCGTCCATTATTCATATGTTCCGGGTTTTGGGTTCTACGCTTTTGGCCTTATTCATCTCGTTGGTGCTTTTGCTAAGTCTGGTACCAGTCTTATTCGTCAGCTTGTCGATGCTGGCACTCTATCCAATCTACCGGGTGGCTTCAAAACTAAAGGCTTGCGCGTCAAGGGTGACGACACTCCGATAGCTCCCGCTGAGTGGCGTGATGTAGACGTCGCCTCAGGTACAATGCGCGATAATATCATGCCGCTCCCATATAAGGAGCCGAGCCAAGTCCTCTACACACTGCTTAATACCATCGTAGAAGAGGGCCGTAGGTTCGCTGGCGCTGCTGATATGCAGATCAGTGATATGTCCGCTAATGCCCCCGTAGGCACGACGCTGGCGATCCTTGAGCGTACTCTTAAGTCTACGTCGGCTATTCAGGCTCGCGTCCACTACGCTCAGAAGCAGGAGTTCAAGCTCCTCAAGATCATCATCCGCGACTATACGCCAGAGACGTATAGCTACGAGCCCGTAGAAGGCAGCCGCAAGGCTAAGAAAGCCGACTACGACATGGTCACCGTTGTCCCTGTCTCGGACCCCAACGCGGCCACAATGGCCCAGAAGATCGTCCAGTATCAGGCAGTCCTACAACTGGCTCAGACGGCCCCGCAGATTTACGATATGCCGTACCTACATCGTCAGATGCTAGAAGTCCTAGGTATTAGTAACGCTAGGAAGCTTGTCCCACTTAAGGACGGCGATGACATGAAGCCGGTTGACCCTGTCTCCGAGAACATGGCGATCATTAACGGTAAGCCGGTCAAGGCGTTTATTGGCCAGGACCACGAGGCGCATATCGTAGTCCATACCTCAGCACTACAGGACCCGCAGCTGGCACAGCTTATGGGGCAGAACCCCAACGCCCAGGCTATGATGTCCGCTGCCCAGGCCCACATCATGGAGCATCTTGCCTTTGCTTACCGCAAGCAGATCGAAGATCAGGCTGGTGTTCCTTACCCGGCACCTAGCCAAGATATGTCGGCTGATATGGAAGTCCAGATTTCGCGTCTGGCGGCAGCAGCAGCAGCGCAGGTACTTCAGAACAAGCAGCAGCAAGCTCAGCAGCAGCAGGCACAGCAGACCGCTCAGGACCCCATCGTCCAGATGCAGATGCAGGAACTGGAGATCAAGAAAGGCGAACTGGCACTTAAAGAAAAGAAGCTCATGCTCGATGCTGTGGTGCAGAACGACAAGATAGATATCGAAGAGAGGCGCGTTGAAATGCAGGCCCAGATCGCGGGTATGCAGGTCGGCGCTAAGATGGCAACCGACGAAGCTAAGTTGTCGGCCCAGCAGCAAGAAGCCGGAGTTAAGATGGGTGCCGAGATTGCCAAGACTATCTCAGACGCCGCCAAACAAAGCGGGGAGTCCCCGGATAATACTGCCCTGCAGTTACTGCAGATGGCACAAGCGGGACAGCAAGAGGCCCCACCAGAAGTCCAACCAGAAGTCCAACCAGAAGTCCAACCAGAAATACAACCAGAAGTGCAACCGGAAACCCCTGTTTTCTAAGCAAAGCAAGCCTAGGAGGATAAATGGCTAATGATCTACTGAAGTATCTTTCAAACAAGATACAAGACGAGCTTAAACGCATCGAAGAAGATACCGCCTCTGGTAAAGCAGAGGACTTCGGTGCCTATAAGTATGCTTGCGGTATTTATCGCGGGCTATTGCTAGCAAATAATATGATTGCGGAAACCGCAGAGCGGATGGAGCAAGACGATGACTGAGCTTGTTGGCGCGGCCAAACCCGCACTTGTTAACCTCGAAGGTCTAAAACTAAAAAGTGCTCCCGCAGAACCGGAAGTTCCCGTTGAAGACCGGGCCACGCAGCTTCCTGACCCATCGGGCTATCGTATTCTATGTGCGATCCCTGATATTGATAAGAAGACTGTAGGCGGCGTCCTTAAGGCAGATATTACGCTGCAGCATGAAGAACTCCTCACCACTATACTGTTTGTCGTGAAGATGGGTCCTGATTGCTACAAGGACGAACGGCGATTCCCCAGCGGCCCTTGGTGCAAGGAGGGCGACTTCATTCTTACTCGTCCGCACGCAGGTAGCCGGGTGAAGATTCACGGTCGTGAGTTCCGTATCATCAACGATGACTCGGTTGAAGGCGTTGTGGAAGACCCGCGTGGGGTGTCCCGCGCATAAACGGACGTAGTCCGTACAAAGGAGAAGTAAAGTGGCTAGTAAACCAGATGACGACTTCGATATTGAAATTGAAGAAGAGGTAGAAGATACCCCTGAGATTGAGGTCGAAGACGATACTCCTGAGGCTGATCGAGGCCGAGAGCCTATGCCTCAAGATATTGTTGACGAACTCGAGAACGACGAGCTGGAAGAGTATTCTGACAAGGTTAAGACGCGCCTTAAGCAGATGAAGAAAGTCTGGCACGACGAACGCCGCGAGAAAGAGCGGCTGCAGCGTGAGCAGAACGAAGCTGTTTCTATTGCCCAACGGTACTTAGAAGAAAACCGTCAGCTTAAGAGTACGCTGTCCCAAGGTGAGAAAACTCTTCTTCAGACATACCAGCAGACTGCTGAAATGGAAGCAGCGGAAGCTCGTCGTACGTATAAAGAAGCCTACGAAGCAGGTGATACTGACAAAGTTATAGAGGCGCAGGAACAACTGCAGGGAGCTAACTACAGGCTCACCCAGTTGCGTAACTATGTACCTACTTTACAGGAACCTCAGTATGAAGTACCTTCTGTACAGGAACAGGTTAATGTTCCGCGTCCAGACAACAAAACTATTGCGTGGCAAGAGCGTAATACGTGGTGGGGTATGGACCCGGAAATGACTGCTACCGCGCTCGGGATTCACCAGAAGCTCGAGAACGAACACGGCCAACAGCACGTTGGTTCTGACGAATATTGGGGTGCTATCGACAAAACGATGCGCCGACGTTTTCCGGAGTATTTCGGGGAACCTGAGAAGCAGCCGGGTGGCAAAACCACAGGCCGACCTGCGAATGTAGTCGCATCCGCTTCTAGAAGCACATCCTCCAAAAAGATCGTGTTGAAACAGTCCGAGCTCGCAATTGCTAAGAAACTGGGGCTCACCCCTGAGCAATATGCTCGTGAAGCTATGAAAGTGGAGCGTTAATCATGACACAGAATCGGCTTACAGACGAACTGAACGAACTCGACGCTAGCGCCCGCGCTCCGCGCCTTACCCGTGAACAGACCGAGCGACCCAAGCGATGGCAGCCAGCATCAACGCTGCCTGAACCTGATAAGCAGCCCGGTTACGAATATCGGTGGGTTCGTGTTTCAAATGCTGGGCAGGCTGACCCCCGTAATATCTCGTCGAAAACGAGAGAAGGTTGGGAACCTGTTAGTATTGAGGAACAACCCCAGTTCAAGATGATGGTAGACCCAGACAGTCGCTTCAAAGACAACATCGAAGTCGCAGGATTGTTGCTGTGCAAGATGCCAACTGAGTTCGTAGAGCAACGCAAGGAACACTTTGCTAACTTGAACCGCGCCCAGATTGACTCTGTAGACAACAACTTCATGCGAGATAACGACCCGAGGATGCCGCTCTTTAGGGAGCGTAATTCCAAGACGTCGTTTGGTAATGGCAGATAACTTAGGAGTTTAAAGAAATGGCATATCCTTCTGTGTCAGGCCCGTACGGTCTGATTCCGATCAACCTGATCGGTGGGCAGGTTTTTGCTAGCGCTACTCGGCTGATTCCAATTGCGACCAACTCTACGACAGCCATCTATTTTGGTGACGTCGTAAAGCTGGATAGCAGTGGGACTTTGCAGAAAGACGTTGGTACTGACACTGCTACTCCTGTTGGCGTTTTCCTTGGTTGTTCCTATACGGACCCGACCTTTGGTAAGACTTTCCGGCAGTACTACGCGTCTACTACGAACATCACCGACATCGTTGCCTACGTGCAGGATGACCCGGATGCGCTGTTCAAGGTTGCTGTCGTCTCCACTGGTAGCACTATTAGTTATGTTAACCGCACTGCGGTTGGTAATAACGCAGTGCTCATCCAGACCGCAGGCTCAACAATTACGGGCAATTCCAAGGTCTCCGTTAGCTCTACGACTGCTACCACGGCTACGTTCCCCGTCCGTATTATTGATGTCATTGCGGAAACCCAGTCAGCGGCGGGTTCCTATACGGAAGTTGTCGTTAAGTGGAACGCACCATCCAGCAACTCTGTTGGTGGGCATCAGTATCTGCTGGCCACCGGCATCTGAGGAGTAATATAAAATGGCAATTTCACGCGCACAGCTCCTCAAAGAACTGCTCCCAGGTCTGAACGCTTTGTTTGGTCTTGAGTATGCACGTTACGGCGAAGAGCATAA